GGGGCTGCTTGACGATCAAGAGGACTTGGTCGACGACGGCACCGGCGAGCCGGTCACGGTGCGCACGCGCACCGTCCACTTCGCCGCCGGCACGCTCACGGCGGTCGAGGACGGCACCACAATACTGGTGGGCACCGACACGTACATTGTGCGCGGGCGGCCGATGCCGCGCGAGAACGGCGACATCCTCACCGTGCGCGTGGCACAGGCGGCGCCGTGATCTTAGAGACGGTGCGCATCGTGGCCGATTGGCTGGGCAACGGCACGTACGGACTCAACGCCGTGCGGCTCTCGGTGCCGAAAGACACCGACGTGACCGACTTTCCGGCCGTCACAATTATCGACTCGACCCGCGACGGGCGCGTGACGCGCGGGGGCGTGCCGAATCTACCGCTGACGTTGTTTCCGGCGGTGCTCGTGACGCCGGCCGATCAGCCGATGGATCAAGCCAGCCCGGCGGTGCGGCCGTTCCCACCCGACGCCACGGTCACGGTGTTGGTGCGCTACGCCACCCGCGAGATCGACACGGCGAAAGCGGAGCGCGACGCGAGCCAAACGATCAAGGCCATCTGGTGGCAGATGGGGCAGCTCTTGCTCACGACCGCCGGGGAGACCGCGCGGACGCGGGCGCAGGTGCAGCTCTACAGCATTCCCAGCATGCAAGCGGCGACCCTGTACGAGTCGTCTGATGACATCACCGTCACGGGCGGGGTGCTGGTGACCTGCCGCGTGCGTTATTTGGGGCCAGTCTGATGCGTGACTATTTCGAGTACGTGACACCGGCCGGCGAGACTGTGCGCGCGCCGTTCCCTGACGATCTCCCGCTCGCCAAGCGCGACGCGTTCATTGCGGCCGCCATCGCGGCGCACCTTCCGCCACCGACGAAAGACAAGAGGTAATCACTCGTGCCCACTGCCGCGCGACTCAACCAGGTGATCGGCTACCTCGCCAAAGAGGAAGCCGACTACGGGACCGCCGAAACGCTCTCCAACAGCGCCGACGGCATCAATCCGTACATCGGCGACGGCGACCCAGCCGCGCCGGAAAGCTACGACTACGTGTTCGATGGCAATATCGGCCGCGCCGCCGGCAACCTCGCGCCGCAGCGTCGCACGACGCCCAACGGCCGGTTTCGCACGGGTTCCGTGCAGGTGCTCCCGAAGGGCTTTGGCACGGCGTACAGCGCCGGCGTGTTCCCGCCGCGCGAAGTGCACCGCATGCTCAAGGGCTCGGGCCTCGACGCGACCTATTCCGCGTCGCCGACGCCGCAGTGGACCTACACGCCGACGCTCCACGGCACCACGTTCACGTCGCTGACGCTCCGCCAGTTCGCGCAGGGCATGCAGTTCGACCAAGCCGGCGTGCTGTGCGATTGGTCCTTCGAGACGCAGGGCTTGGGCGTGCCGGTGTTCACGTTTAACTGGCGCGGCGTGGGCGTGCTGCCGACCGACGTGGCCACGCCAGCCATTACGATTGATTCGCCGTCGGTCATCCCGCCGGTGGCGTCTGCCATCGTGGGCAATATCGGCGCCTTCACCACGGCCACCATTCGGCGCGTGGCGTTCCGCTTGGGACGCAACGTCGAAACGGCGCGCGTGGCGCAGAACTTGGCGGGCGGCCATGCGGGCTTTATTCCCGGCGGCATCGCGCCCGAGCTGGAGTTGGAGATCGAGCGGCCGACGCTGGCCACGTTTAACGCCGAAAGCGAACTGGCGTCGGCCACGTCGCGCGCGGTCGATGTGACGTTCGGCGCGACGCAGTACAACCGCTGGAAGCTGTCCATGCCACAGGCGCAGCTCGTAAGCGTCGCGCCGGGTGCCGAAGGGTCGCTGGCTACGGTGGTGCTGACGTATCGCGGGTTTGCTTCGACGCCGACCACGAACGACGCCCTGTCGGTGTTGTTCAACTAGTCGTGCGCTACGACGCGGTCACCTGCACGCGCGCCGCGCGTCCGATCACGATCACGATCGGGCGCGCGTCAACGCGTCGCGGGTGGCGCGTGGTGTCGCGGTGGTGGATTCGGCACGCGCGGACGTGGCACGCCGCGCCGCTGTCGGTGCCGCAGATGCTGGCGCTGCAAGCGGTGGCGTCTGATCCGGTGGCGTACGTCATCACCATGATTACGACGCTCCGCACGGTGCTCCCGCGCCGCTGGCGGTATCGGTTCCTCGGTGATCCGGTGCGGCTGGTGCTGTCGCTACCGCCCGACTTGGTGCCGGTGGTGCTGCGGGCGTTGGTCACGGCGCCAAGCGGCGACGACGTGAGCACGCAACGCCACGACGCCACCGAGGACGTACGGCGGGCGCAGCGGCGCGCGGTGCACGGGCAGGATGAACGCAGCGGCGGCGTGTCGCTGGCGATGGCGGCGCTCGGGGTCCGGTCGGTCTACGGCGACGCCTGGTACTTCAATCCCGAGCGGTGGCCGACGACCGACGGTTATGTGCCGTTCGCGGTGGCGCTCTCAGAGTACGCCGGCGTGCAAGCACTCGACGCGCGGCGCCGGTTGGAGTTTGCCGACGGGTACCACGTGGCGCACGCGAAGGACGCGGCGCGCATGCGGCGGCAACTTGAGCGGCTGGCCTACCCTCCGGAGGTGTGCTGATGGCGAAACGTGAGGTGACGGTCACGATTGCGGGCGAGGAAACGGTCTCGACGGCGGCCGACTCGGCCGCCGGATCGCTCAAGGGATTCGCGGGCAAGATCCCCGGCTGGGCGGCGGGGCTCGCGCTGCTCAAAGTGGGATACGAAGCGGTTGCCAAGGCGATTGCGTTCGCGAAGGACTACGTGCTCGACAGCCTCGCGGCGTATGACCGATTTGAGCAAACACAGGCGAAGCTCGGGGCGCAGAGCAAGCTCACCGGCATCTCGCAGGACACGCTTCGCAAAAGCATGGAGCTGGGCCGGAAGGAGTTCGGGCTGTCCGAGCAGGTCGCGGCCGAAGCGGCTATCACGACCGGCAAGTACGCGACGCGCGCGGGCGACGCCACGTTGCAGAACAATCTCCTCGCGGCCGCGCTCGACCTAGGCGCCGCCTCGGGGCTCGATGCCGCCGCCTCCATGGAGGCGCTGGAGCAAGGGCTCCGCGGACAAGATGAGGGCTTCGACAAGCTGCTCGGCAAGAATCCGTCGAGCATCTGGAAAGAGTTCGCCGACGCCAACGGCCTCGCGGTCGGCAAGATGACCGACACCGAAAAGCGCATGGCGGAGCTCACGGCCGTCGTCGAGGCGGGCGGGCTGGTGATGGGCGCCTACGCCGGACGGCTCGAAACCGGCGCCGGCAAAAGCGAGAAGCTGAACCAAGCCATCGAGGAACAAAAGAAGCAATTCGGGCAAGCGATCCAGCCGCTCCGGATTTTCGTCACGCAGGGGCTCATCACGCTCGTGGACGTGCTCGGGCGCGCCGCGCTCGCGTTTGGTCGCGTGGCGAACGCCATCGGTGTGATCTTGGTCGGCGCCGTGGAAGCGGGGCGCAGCGTGGTCGGCGGCTTTGCGACCGCGCTCGGCAAGCTCACCGGCAATAAAGAGATGGAGGAGTGGGGCAAAACACAGGCGAACGCCTTCAGTGACTTCACGACCCAGCTCGGCAAGCTCGAAAAGAAGTACCTCACGACCGGCGACGCGGCCACCGAGAGCGCCGGCAAGCAAACGGCCGCCGTGAAGTCGGTACAGACGACCGCGAAGGCGGCCGCCGAAACGACCGAGCAGCAGGTGGACCGGCTCGGGAAGGTGCTCGACAGTAAGCTCGGAAAGCCGCTGGAGCTCGCCATCGGCATGACCGAAGGGGCGATCAAGCGGCTCGGGGATTCGGCGCGCGATCAGCTGCCGCCGGAAACGGCCGCCAAGTTCGCCGCGCACATGCAGACGCTCGCCGACCGCGCGGAAGAGGTGCGGGTCCGGTTGACCGACACGAGCGGCGCGATTGAGACCGGGACGAAGAAAAGCGAAAACATGGGCAAGCAGGTCGAAGGCATCGCGCGCGCCGGATTGGACGCGGCGCAAGCCTTCGGCGTCATCAATGCCAGCGCAGCCTCGACGCTCACGTCAGTTATCAACATGGGCGAAGGGCTGGCGCGTGTGTCCGGTGGCGACCTGACGGCCATCCCCGGCATCATCGCGTCGGCCGTCAATCTGATCGCGCAGCTCACCAGCGACGGCGGCCGGCGCAAGCTCATCACCGAGAATACGCGCGCCATGGATCGGCTGCGCACCGAGCTGGGGAATCTGTCGCTCAACGTGACGGGCGAGGACTTTGGTAAGATTGAGGACGCGCTCCGCGAGGTGCTGCCGCGGATTCAAGGCGGACGCGGCGCGGCGAATACGACCGACATCATGAACGCGCTGCTCAAGCGCGGCATGAACATGGGCGACCTGAAAAACCTCGCCGACCAGTTGGGCATCCGGATCTATTCCGATTCGGGCGCGTTGAGCGTGGACGGCATCCGGCAACTGTTCCAAGCCATGGGCATGGTGGAGCTGGGCAAGTTCGGGCAGGACTTCCAGAGCCAACGACAGGCCACGATGGCGGGCTTCGATGTGAACGCGACGACCGACGTGGGGCAGATTCAAGCGCTCGGGCAGTTGGGCGGCCGCTTTGCCTCCGCGCTCTCGGGCGTCGTCGATGCCAACGACCTCGCCGGCTCACGCTCACGCTTGGCGGCGCTGTTCCAGCGCATGAACGACGGCGGGCTGTCGGCCTCGGAATTGGGCGGACTCACCGGAACCGAGTTCCTCGACTTCATCACCGATATTATCGGCCGCATCGACCGCTTGACGCCAGGCGGCACCACGGGCACCACTGGGTCCGGCGTGACGGTCGGCACCGGCACCGGCGGCACGGTCACCGTACCGGCGGACTCCATCCAATCCGTGATCGGCGCCATGAACAGCAACTTGGGCGCCATCCTCACGACGCACACGGATCTCCACACGCGGGTCGCCACGGCCACCGAGGCCAGCGCCGCGTGGCTGCAATCCATCGACGGCAAGATGGACCGCTTGATCGCCGTGAGTACGAGCGTCAACGGCACCGACGAGGCGCTCGAGGACCGGCGCTTTGCGTTGGGCATCCAGCAGGGTCGAGGGCCGACGTTTTGAGCGCGATTCTGCAACTGTGGGACGCGCCAAGCTGCGAGCCCGGGGCGGTGTGCTTGGGCGTGCTGTCGCCATGGGTGTCGGCCACGGGCAGCGAGGCCGTGGGCACGCCGGCCGCGCTCCGCGTGGTGGTGCCGCGCGAGGTCGCTGACGCGGTCGCGCTCGCGGACGGCCAGTGCATCCGCGTGGTAAGTCAGAGCCGTGGCGAACAGTGGTGGGTGGTGCAACAGGTGACCGACAGCGACGGCGACGCGGGCGCGGTGACCGTCACGGCGGGACCGCTCCGGACGCTGCTCACGGTGCGCGGGCTGGTGCGCACGACGGCCGCCGGCTCGCCCTCCTACCGGCTCACGCCGGGGCCGGCCACGGTCACGACCCTGCTGAATACGCTCGTGCTCACCAACCTGTCCGACGACGGCCTCACGTGGCTCTCGCTTGGCACCATCGACGCCACGGCGGTGCTCGACTTGGGCACGCTGGACCGCGTGACGCGCGCGGGCGTGTTGGAGCGCATCGAGCAAGCGACGGGCCACACGGCGCGGCTTCGCGCGTTAACGTCGGGGGGCGTGCTGACGGGCTTCGCCATCGACGTGGTGGACGACGTGGCGGCGGGTCTTGATACGGTGCCGCTCTCCGTGGGCGCCGGCGTGGCGCAGCTCTCGCGCACGCGCGACGCCCTCCGCGCGGCGACGGTGGCCCTCCCCTTTTCCGCGACCGGCCAGCCGATGGACGGGTGCGAATGGGTGATCGACAGCGTGACGGGTGCGGGTCCGGCATGGATCGCGCTCCGCGATCCGGACGCGGGGCTGCCGTTCCCGATCCGCGAGGACGACCAGCTGAACGGGTACCGCATCGTGCAGCGCGACGGCACGCAGACGGTTATCACAGACAGCCGATCCAGCGACAGCGCGGCGCAGGTGTCCACGGTCGGCACGCTCGCGGCGGGGCAGCGGGTCACGATCCTGACCGCGGGGGGCGTCGTGGCGCCGCAGTCGGTGACGACGCCGGCAGGGCTGGCGGGACCGCGCGGCATCCTCACCGGCACGGTGGTCACGAGCACGACCGATGCGCGGCGCAACGCGGTGGCGAATCCCGTGATGGCCACGTGGTCGAGCTTGACGGCGGCCACGGATTGGACGCACAACCAAGGCACGGCCGGATCGCCGATTGAGTTTCAACGGTACGCTAGGACAACGCCGACGACGTGGACGGCCAACATCAGCCAAGTGATCACGAACGGCGTGGCGTACACGTCGTTGACGTTCACGGGCGCGACGGCCAATAGCATCGTATTCCGCGGTGAGCGGGTGAACGTGCTTTCGCTCGGCGTCTTTTCGTTTCAGGTGACGCTCAACGCTACGGTGCAAGCCAACGGCTCGGGCGCGGGCACGATCACCTTCGCGTCAGCCACGGCACCGGCCACGATCCCGCTCGGCGACGGTACGTTGTCGCTCGTGTCCACGTCAACGCACGCGCAGCGGCCGGCGGCGTTCCCGTCCGAAGGGGCGGCGGCCGGCGCCGATGTGATGCGGATGGGGTTCGGCTGGACCTTCCACGGATCGGGCGGTTCGCCGGTGCTCAACACGGATCCGCGTGTGGAAAATACCGCGACGCTCATTCCGTACGACGCGGCGCGGCCGTTCCTGAATCTGCGCGCGGGGTTCACGGTCAAGAACTTCGACGCGAACGTGTTTAACGACTCGCTTGGCAACTACATGCCGGCGGTCGCGCTCATCGAACCGGGCGGTACCTACGGCATCGTGCGCGCCTCGGCCCAAGCGGCGGGCACGGTGCCCGGCTTCTCCACGGCGCACGTGGAGGCGACGTGTTCCCTGCAAATGACGGCCGCGCTCACGGTGCGGGCGGCGGCCTACTCCGCCAGCTCGCTCACGCCAACGGGCGCCGCCGTGAGCACCAGCGGCCTGACGTACCTCCGCTGGGTCTCCATGTGGCTCGCCGCCTCCGCCGACGAGACGCCGATGGGCGTGATGGCCGTATCGGGCAGTAACGCCATGTGGCACCGCGCGCAGGACGTGTTACAGACGACGGCCACGGGCACGCGGTACGCCGTGCGCGGCATCGACCTTGAGCGGCTCGTGTCGGAGGTGGGCGCCCTGTCGCTCGGGCAACGCGTCCGGCTCCGCGCGCCGCGCATCGGGGTGGACGCCACGGTGGCCATCGTGAAACTGGACTACGATTTCGCGGCCACGGAAACGCTGGCCGCCGAGCTGGGCGTAATTGCGCCCCGGCTCACGCAAGCGACGGTCGCCCTGTGAGGAAAACGCGATGCTAGTCTGGCTCAACGACCGACCGCTCACCGACACGGTGCGGGATGTGTTCACCATCGAAGGGCACGTGGCGCCGCCGGTTGCGGTGCGCACCGTGCAACCGGTCGCCAACGCGGCGGCGGTGTGGGGCACGGGCGCGAGCGTCGCACCGCGCGAGATCCGGATCGTGCTCGACGTGTGGCCCGACACGGTGGTCGAACGCGCCACGGTCATGGACACGCTCACGCGGCGCGCCGGCGGGTTGCGGCTCGTGCGCGTGCAGGACAGTCCGACGCGCGAGCAGTGGGCGCACCTGACGGCCGTGGGGGTAGAGTATTACCACCAAGCGATCCCGCGGTGCGTGGTCACGCTGCAATTCACGGCGCTCGACCCGACACGCTACGAGTGCCAGGCGCGGGTCGTCGCGCTCTCCACCGCCCGGACGGCTATCTCGGTGGGGACGATGCCATCGGCGCCGCTGGTGTGGATCTACGGCGCGTCGCCCTCGGTGGTTAATCCGGTCGTCATCGTGCGCACGGCGAGCGGCGACGAGTCGCACCGGCTCACGTTGGCCGGCACGCTGGCCACCAACGACGCGCTGCTCCTAGACACGGCGACGCAGACCATCACGCGGTACGTGGCGGGCGTCGTGCAGACGGGCGCCAACAGCGGGAACGCGTGGCTCGTGTCGGGCGAGTTTCCGACGATCGACCCGACCGACAGCGCGGCCGGCGACGGCATCACGGTCGAGCTCACAAGCACGTCGGGCACGCCGACGGGGCTCTTGCTCATGACAAGGGGGTACTAGTGGCGATCCGCGCACCATATCCGGCCACACTGGCGCGCCGCGCGGTCTCGCCGACGCTCGTGTCGGCCTGTCTGTTCCGCTGGGCGGGCCGCTGGGGGTCGCTCGACGCGATCACGGGGCAGACCGCGACGCTCACGCGCGCGAGTACGGCCACGGCGATCGACAGCCTCGGGGTGACCTATACCGCGGGGCACAGCATGCCGCGCTGGGAAGTGCGCTCGGAACAGCTCGGAATCCGACTCGGAGCCGATGACCTGACGTGGCCCGCGAACTGGGTGCCGCAGACGCTCACGGCGGCCGTGGTCATCAACGAACAGGGCACGCGCACCACGTCGGGCGCGGGGCTGCTCTACGTCGGCAACGCGGGGCAGACCGGGGCGCGGCTCGTGATCGACGCGAGCAGCAACCAGTACCGCGCGACCATCCACAACGGCACGACCTCGCAGAGCGTGAGCGTGGCCACGGGCACGCCGACCACGGGGCAGATGGCCACGGTGGCCGTGCAGCTGGAGGACACGGGCGGCAGCCAGCGGGTGCGGCTGCTGCTCCGCGTGGCGGGCGTGGACACGATCACGGCGTGGTCCTCCACGGTCACGCGCGCGGCGACGTGGGGCGCGTCGAGCGCGGTCCGGCTCAACCGCGTGGGCAGCGCGGGGACACAGGGGTCCACGTGGGTGCGGGATGTCACCGTGGTCGCGGGGCTGCTGTCGCTCGACGACGTGGCGGAGCGGTTGTGATCGCGGTGCTGGCGTCGTCCGACGGGGCGCTCATTGCGTGGGCGCCGACGGTGGCGGGGCTGCCGCCGATCCCGGCGCGGAGCATCGTGCGCGAGCTCGCCGAGTGGGACGCGGCGCCGTTACCGCCGTGGGTGTGGAGCGCGGCGGCGGTCACGTGGGTGCTGCCATGACCGGCGCGGCAAAATCGCCCCATAGCGTACCAGTGGTGCGCGGAGTGGATCATGGGGCCGACCATTCGGGAGCATCTTCATGGACATGAATATGGAAACCCTCGGCGCCTTCGTGGCCGCCATCGGCTTAGGTGGCACCGCGATTTATCAAGCGGGCGTGTTACGGGGGCGGTTCGAGCACCACGAGACGACGACAGTGAAGCGGCTCGACGTGCTCGAGGGGTTGGCGGGGGGACGGGTGACGCGCGAAGAGCTGGACGCGCGGTTCACGTCGATCGCCGAGCAGCTCGGCGCGATTGCCCGAGCGGTGGACAAACTTCACGATAGGGGGTGATCCATGAAGTTACCGAAGAGCGTGACCGTGTTGGGCGTGGTGCTGGCACTGGCGGCCGTGGTGGTCGATCCCGTCAACGCGCCGTGGCTCACCGATCTGCTGGGCGCACAAGCGAGCGCCAAGCTCGCGGCCGTGGGCGCCATGCTGGCGGCGTTGGGTCGCGCGGTGTTCGCCACGACGCCTCCGACGGCGCCGTAACGTGAGCGCGCACGCGCTGCGGCGCGACCGATACCGTGAGTGGCTCGCGTCGCAGGGCGTGCGCTTTGGGTTCGACCGTGAGATCGCGCATCGCGCGGACGCGGTAGACGGCACGGTGCCGAACGACACGCCCCCAGTGGAGCGGTGGCATCGCATCATCCCGACGGTGCGCGTGGTGGAGTCGCTGCGCGAGGCGTTCGGCGCGACGACGATCAACAGCGCGTTCCGCTCCAAGGAGTACAACGCGGCGGTCGGCGGCGAGGACGCGAGCTTGCACATGGAAAACAACGCCCTCGACGTGCGGTGCGCGACGGGGACACCAGCGCAGTGGGCAGAGTTCCTGCGCGGCCGTCGGCGCGACAAGGCGTTCATGGGCGGCATCGGCACGTATGCGACGTTCGTGCACGTGGACACGCGCGGCGTCAATCGCGATTGGGTAGGCTAACCGGAACGGGTGAAGAACCATGCCTGACTTAAAGATCTCGCAACTGCCGGTCGCGTCGGCCACGACGGGCGCGGAACTGTTTCCGGTCGTGCAGGGTGGCGTCACGAAGCAGATCGCGTTGAACGCGGTGCGGCACATCGGCTCGGCGGTGTTCGACGCGAATGGGAGCATGGCCGTAGACACCAACACGCTGTTCGTGGACGCGGTGAACAACCGCGTGGGCGTGGGGACGGCGACGCCGACGAGGGCGCTTGACGTTGCAAAAAGCGCGATGGTCAACAGCAGCGGCGTCCTTACGTCTGGTTTCTATGATGGGGTGGGCATTTCAGGCTACGATGCCATCGGGTGGTACGGCAGTAGCACGCTGGCGATTGGCGGGTACCGCTCCTCTCAGTGGGGCGCTGTTGAGTTGTACACGGCAGGGGTCAAACGTGTTACCGTAGACGGTTCCGGCAACCTCGGCCTCGGGGTCACGCCGAGTGGGTGGGGGAATAGGAAAGCATTCCAGATCTCCGGTGGGGCTGTGTATACCGGAGATGGCTCTACTGATACGATTGGTGTAATTCAAAACGGCAGCAATGACGGAACTGGGTGGAAGTATGTCGCCAACGGTTTCGCTTCACGCTATTACCAAAACGCAAGCGGCCACTATTGGGACACCGCCCCCAGCGGCACGGCTGGCAACGCCATCTCGTTCACGCAGGCGATGACGTTGACGGCGGGGGGCAACCTTGGCGTCAACTGCCCTGCTACCAACGCACGGCTTGAGGTACAGGCTGACAGCGGCGAAGTGTTCCGTGCAGACGCAGCAAGCGGGGGCGCTCGCATCGTTGCCAATCAAGACGGCGCGACACTAGGTGGAAACATCGCGCTCGGCATCACCACGGCGTTTGGCGGCGGCTCTCGGGTGGTTGCCATTCGTGAAGCGGCAACGGTGCCGACGACCAACCCAAGCGGCGCTGGCATCCTGTACGTCGAAAGCGGTGCGCTCAAGTACCGTGGTACCAGCGGCACCGTCACCACCATCGCCAACGCATAAGGAGAAACCATGTCTCTCATTACCATCAGCACCGCCGTCATTAACTACACCAGCGGCACCACGGACTGCCAACTGTCCGTCGCCGTGGACGTGCCCACCGTTGGCCCCACGTTCGTCGCCAACAGCGTGTCGCTGTCGAGTGCCGACCTGTGCGAGGATTGGACGGACGCGGAACTCTGCGAAGCGGTGGCGAACAAGCTGGGAGTGGAGGTGGATGAGGTGGCGGTGGCAAAGAAGCCGGTGGCGGCCGTATGAACGTGACCTATGCGTTGCCAGCGGAACTGCGCGAGGCGCTGCTCAAGTACCTGGTGCAACGGCCGTACGCCGAAGTGGCCGAAGGCGTCGCGCAGTTGAGCGCGTTGCAGCCGATCCCGGCGCCGCCCGATGCCTGATGTGCTGCTTACCGAAGGCGGCGACCGTCTGGTGCAAGAGGACGGCGCGGCCATCCTGCTCGACGAGCGCGGGGCCGCCGTGGGCGCAGGGCCGTCGGTGAGCTTTGGCGATGTGGTGCGACCGCGCGTCACGTCGGGCGCCGGGGTGCCGGTGTTCGTGACCGGCGGCGCGGACGTGGGGGTGCGTATCCTTTGGGGGGACGAAGCATGAGAGCGCAATACCTGTTCGTGAATGAGCGGCTGCGGGTCACGGTGGACCAAGCGAGCGAGGGCGCGGGGTCGTCGCTCACCGCGAAGATCTGCGCGACCGACGCGGGCGTACCGGCCGCAATTGGCACGCTCTCGGTCACGGTCACGAGCGCGACGGGCACGCCGCCGCAGTACGTGATGGCGTTCAGCAGCGCGACGCTCACGTCCCAGCTCGCGGCGTTCCTCGAGACGCGGGTGTTCCTGCATGTCTCGAGCGCGACCAACGATTGGTACGAGATCTACCCGATGCAGGTGACGAACCGCGATCCGGACAACCTGCCGGTACTGCTCGCGTGACGCGCCGGCACGTGGTCCTTGTGGTGGCGATCCTGCTCGCGCTTGGTGGCGTGTCGGCGGCCGTGTGGCAATATGGCGCGGCCCGCTACGCCGATGGGCGCGCGAGCGTCACGGCCACGACCACGGTGGACGACGGCGCACGCGTCACGGCGGGGGCGCTCGCCGACGCGGCGCGGGACACGGTGGACACGGTGCTCGTGCGCGTGACGACGACGAAGTGGCGCGTCGAAACGCTGCTCGTGTCAGTGCCGGATTCGCTGCGCGAGGTGCCCGAGATCGCGGAACTGGTACGCGTCACGGGGCTGCTCACGGCGCAGGTGGACACGCTCACGCACGCGCTCGACATGGCACAAGCCACGGCCACGATGCGCGCGGCGGTGGACGAGGCCGCGCTGGTGGCGGCGCGCCGCGTGACACGCGCGCAAGCGGACACGATTCGCACCCTCAGCCGGCGGCCGACATGGCGCCGCGCGTTGACATGGACCGCCACGGCAAGCGCGGCGGCGTTCGCCGCGGGCTTTTTGCACTAGCCTCATTCCCGAGACTTTAAGATGCCAATCACGCTGAACGTCACGCTCAAGAACACGCTCCTCGATGGACTCGACAGCACGTTCAATAGTGGCACGCTGACCATCTACACGGGCACGGCGCCCGGTGCGGCCAACGCGGCTACGGGGTCGGTGCTGGCCGTGCTGTCGCTGCCTGCTGATGCCTTCGCGGCCGCGAGCGGCGGCACCAAGAACGCGCAAGGCACGTGGCAAGACGCGTCGGCCGATAGCTCCGGTACGGCCGGATATTTCCGGATGGTGGGCGGCTCCAACATTCTAGAGGGCACGGTGACGGCGACCGGCGGCGGCGGCGATCTGACGTTGGACAACGTCGCCATCGTGGCAGGGCAGCAGGTGACGGTCACGTCGTTCACCCTGAGCAGCACCAACTGATGTCGGACAACGTCGGGTACACCCCAGGCAGCGGCGCGTTGGTGGCCGCTGATGAGATCGACGGCATCCTATTCCAGCGCGTCAAGATGACGCACGGCACGGACGGCACGGCGGTGGACGCGAGCGCCGAGGCGCCGTTGCCGGTGATTGATTTTTACGCTGCTGACGAGCTTTCGCGGATTCACGCGTTGCTATCCAGCCCGCAGGGCTACGACCGCAGCATCCAACGGTCGCGCGTCACGGCGACACTTGAAAGCGGCACGGTCACCACGGTCACCACGGTCACGACGGTCACGACGGTCTCCACCGTGTCCAACGTGTCCGCACTTGGCGGCGATCAAGCGCAACTGCTGACGCGCGGGTCGAACCTGTCCGCGTGGCGCGATTGCGTCCGTTCCCTTATCTCGTAACGAGGACTGAGCGTGGCAAACAATTTCAAAAAGGTGATCGACCGACTCGTGTGGGCGCAGGTGGCGCCAGCGCCCAACGCGCACGCGGCAGGGTCGTCACTGTGCGCCGACATGCGGAGCGACGTGAGCCGGCATCCGTTTGTGCAGAACTTGGTAAGCGCGGCGATCCTGAACCGCTACAACATTGTCACCAAGGCGTGGCAGCTTTCCGTCAATCCCGGACTTGGCGGCACGTTCGGCGCGGGGGCAACGTCGGCGTTTGCGCCGAGCTTTGCGGCCGTGGGCACGATTGCAGCGGGCGCGACCACGACGACCTTCACGCTGTCCACTGCGCTGCCGGCGGCGGTAGGCGTCAACACGTTGGCGAATCGCGGCGGCTCTGGGGATTACGGATTTAAGATCCGCATCATCGACACGACCGCTGGCAAAGTCGAAGAGCGGTTCATCGTGGCCAATACGGGCGGCACGACGCCGGTAATTCGCGTGGATAATGCGTTCACGTTCACGCCAGCCGCGGGCGCGCGCTACGAATTGCTGTCGGGCCGCGTGATGATGCTGTCAGCCGGCGCGCTGGCGGCGACCATCTTTCGGTCCTACGAAGTCGGCACGAACGCGTTGGCGAACCTGACCAACACCAACCTGCCGGCCACCATTGGCACCGACAGCGCCATGACGGTGCTCGACGAGCAGTACACGCCGTACAACTGCGAGCCGGGCGAAGGGATGGTGAAGGGCGCGTTTACCTACGACACCAACATCGTAACGCGCAAAGCGCTGGCCGCGACGGCGGCGGCGGCGAGCACGATCACGGGACAGGCGACGTTGGGCGATGCGGTCGTGGCCGCGAACGAGTACCGGAACTTTCAAATCCGCATCGTGCAGGATCTGACGACGCCAGCGGCCGTCGGGCAGCGGCGTATCATTGCGTCGCACACGGCTGGCCCGTCGGCGGTCTACACGCTCGGCACGGCGTGGGCAACGACGCCAAGCGCGAGCGCGAAGTTCGTGATCGAGCAGCCCAACCTCCTGCTGCTGCGGTCGTCGGCCGTCACCACCACGTTTGTGTACAACTACACCGACGCCACGATCAACAACGGGACGAACAACATCGTGGCGAACGCGTGGAGCACGACGTACTTTGGCGTGGCGCCGGCCGCCAACGCCGTGGGCGGCCTGTGGTGTCCGTCGTTCGGCATCGAGGTCGATCCGGCGCGCAATGCGCGGCACAGTTTTAATTATTTCTTCCGCGGCGGCGCGGTGACGCTCGACCTGCTGGACATTGCAGGCAGCATTACCGGCACATGGACAGGCGGCATTGTGTACGACGGCGCCGTTAACGCGTTCGGCGCGGGCACGACGGGCTGCTATGCGCCCTTCGGGCAAGAGGGGCGGTTCAGCTACGTGAACGTGTACGTGGCCAGCACCATCAACCAGCTGTACCGATTCGACGCGAAGAACCGCGTATTCAGCCCGCACACGGCGACGGACTTTTTGCAGGCTGGCACGGCGACCGCTGGCAGTCGGATGGCGGCGTATGCGGCGCTCGACGGGACGGATAAGTACGACGTCATCCTGCTCGAATCCCACCTGAGCACGGTCGCTCAGGAACTCATCGCGCTGGTGTAACGCCATGACTATCGGGGAGCTGATCGCGCTGGCGCAAGCACGCCTGGCGCACCTCAACAACCGCATGGCGTCGGCCACGATGGCCGGCGACGTGTCGGCCATGGCGGTCCTCGAACAGAGCATTGCCGAGACTGAGGACACCATCGCGCGACTGATCGCGGCGGCGTAGCATGTCGCTGCTGACGCTGCTCCAGACGCTGGGGGGCGGCGCCGTCGTCGGCGTTGGCGGCGCGGCGTTGGGGCTGGCCGTGGCCGCCAGTGGCGGGGTCGCGGTACAAGGGAGCGGCGGGGCCGCGCTCGGGATCGCGGCGCAGAGCACCGGCCGCGTGATGGTGCGTGGCACGGGCGGCGCGGCGCTCGGGATCTCGGTATCGGGTGCGGCGGTCGCACCGATCACCGGCACCGGTGGCGCCGCGCTGGGCCTCGGTGTCTCGGCGCGTGGCGGTCGCGTTATCGCGGTCACGGTGGTCGATGCATCGGGGCGGCGCGTCACCCTGTCCGACACGAGCGGCGCCCGGGTGCAGTTGCTCGACGCGTCGGGCCAGCGGGTGGCTGTGGCCGACACGAGCGCGGCACGGGTGCAGCTCGCGGACGCGTCGGGGCTGCGCGTCACGGTGGCCGATGGGCGCCTCATCCTCACACCCGACCGCGCACGCGGTGGCGTCGGGGCGGCGCCGCTCGGCATCGCGACCATCGCCACGGGACGCACCGGCATCGTGGGCACGGGCGCCGCGGCGCTCGGACTGAGTGTTACCAGTGCGGGGCGCGTGCGCGTGGGTGGCACGGGCGCGGCGCCGTTGGGGCTCGGCGTCACGAGCACGGGGCGCGCGTACTTCTTCGCCGTCGGCGGCGCGGCGCTTGGCATCGCGGTCACGGCGACGGGCGACTCCGCGCAACGCCTCGCGCAAGAGGACGGGTGGCACATTCTGCTTGAATCGGGCGACTTTCTGTTGCTGGAATAAACCAACGGGGGCGGTATGTCGTGTGAAGTGGAACTGATCTCAGGGCTCGATGACTTGGCGTACGACGTGACGCTCACCGACGCGGCGGGCGCGGCCATCACCACGGGCGTGGTCACGATGTCGCTCTGCGCGTCCGGCACGGTAGCGCCATTGGGCGGACTCGCGGCGTCGTCGCAAGCGCTCACGCACCAGGGCGCCGGCCGATGGACGGGCACGCACGACGACACGAACGTCGCGCTCGCGATCGCACCGCTCTCCATCGGGCAGCAATTCGACCGCGTGCTCACGGTCACGGGGCTGGCGGTGCGACGCATCGCGCCCTGCCAACGGGTGGCGGTCGTGCAACGGGTGTGCGCATGAGGGTGAAGGGCGCCAACTATCGACCGTGGGCGCCCGACGAGCTCGCGATCCTCGAACAGGCCGCGCGCTCGATGATGACCTCCGAGCAGATGGCGCAGCGGTACTTTCCGCACCGCACGCCGAACGCCATCGCGCAGAAGGTGCGCTCCATGGGATGGGGCATGTACGCCATCCGCGACACGGTGCCGCTGCCGCTGGTGCGCCCCGTGGCGCAGTACACGGCGCCCGACGGGCCGACGCTGGCCGAAGCCTACGCGCCCCTCGACAGTGCGGAGGAGGACGAGGAGGCGTTCATGGCGCGGATGGTGAACACGGCGACGGCGCACGTGCAAAAGGCAGCCGCGCAACGGCACGCGCGGCTCCGCATCGCGTCGAAAGGTCCGGTGGCGATCTCGCTCCTGAGCGACGCGCACGTCAGTCCGCACGGCACCGATCTCGCGGCGCTGCTGGAGTACGCCGACTTCGTGGCCGCGACGCCTGGCCTTTACGCGCTCGGCATGGGCGACTTGCTGGACAATCCCATCAAGCACAAGGGCGGCAACGTCGGGCAGATCGCCGACGACCTGCGTTTCCTCGACCTGCTCGTGGCCCGATTCCGCGGCAAGCTGCTCGGCACCACGTCGGGCAATCACGACGACTGGAGCAAGGTGCTCGCAGGGACAGACCACCTTCTCGCGTTGGCGAAGCGACATAAAATCCACTACGCGCCCGACGAGCTGCTGTGGGTCGTGGAGGTCGTGAATCCCGACGACGCCGACGACGTGACGGCGACGTATCGCGTCCACACGCGGCACCAGTGGCGGCGCGGGTCCGCGCTCAATCCCTGTCATGCCTGTTGGACGTGGTGGCAAGAGGAGGGCGTAAATTGGGACGGGTTCCCCGACGTGTTGGCGATCGGACACAACCACGTGAGCGCCGTGGAGTCGAGACAGTTTGAGTCGCGCGACATGTGGGCCATTCGACCGGGCACGTTCCAGAAAGATTCGAGCTTCGCGCGCGCGAAAGGCTACGGCCGGTATCGGGCCACGACGCCCACCATCGTGCTGCCGCCGACGCGAGCCGACCGCATTGTGTGCTTCGCCGATCCGGTGGACGCGGTGCGGTTCATGAACGGCGACCGGACGGACGCCGCGTGAGCCGACGCAAGGCGACAGCGTGGGCGCCGCCGAGCGGCCTTAAGATCGAGGTGTGCGTCTCGCGCGGCGACTGCTACTTCAAAGCCGAGGCGGCCGTCTCCGACGCGCTGAACGTGGCGCGGCTGCTGACCGCCATGGCGCGACAGCTCACGGCCGACGCGCCGGACCTGCTGCCAACAGCCGACAGCGTGCCGGGGACGGTGATCTCGTACGATTGGGACGAAGAGTTTTTCGGCGGCGGGCGGGTCAAACCACCGAAGCCGGTCGGGTTCTGAAAAAGATTCGATGGGGGGGGGTTGCGCTATTCCAATGGCACATGTATATATCCTCTCGTGCAGCGCACACGGCGCCGCAACCACCGATTACGATGTAGTCACTACCGGAGATACGACGATGACCAAAATCAACTGCGATGCCAACAACGCCCTTGAGATCTTCGACGCGATCATTGATGATGCGCACGAGCCGCACGTCAGCACGATGTCGCACGACGCGCTGGTTGATGCGGCTATTGCGCAGGGCGAGCATTATTACCGCAACATCAACGCGGTTGAGGCCCGTTTGATCGCCACCGCCTTGCTGGAGTGGCGTGGGGCCGACAACAGCAACGATAAATGGTATGTGCGGGACGATCTTCGGGAAGCGGTCGAATCGGCGAGGGCGTGACTCATGCAGATCACACTAGAGCAGTTTCGCGCCGGATACGCGCGCAACGCCGTATCCCTTCAGAAGCGGTACGAGAAGATTGCGGCAAGCGGCAAGAACCGCACGGGCTTCACCTTGGACGAATTGAAAGGACACGCCGACAGCTCACTGCGGTTGTCCCTGCTGTCCGACGAGGAGTTGCGCGCGCACCTCTCGGGCGTGGTGCGTGCCATGCAAGCGGCGACTGCGGCACGGGCGGCAGCATGACCGGCGCCGACCTCGCCGACGCACGGCGCCGCTTGGGGCTCACCCAACGCGCCCTCGCGCTCAAGCTCCACGTGACGGCCAACAGCGTGGCGCGCATGGAGCGGGGCGAGCGCGTGGTCACGGCGCGCACGGCGGCGGCGGTGGAGGCGCTGCTCGCGCTCAACGCGTGCACGGTGGCGGCGCGGGGTGCGTCGTGTTAAGTTCGGGCCGTGGTGTAGTCTCTACCATTAACCGGACCCCATCCATGACCATCAGACCGAAGCGCGCGCCCCGGCTGCGCGTGGTGCAATCGCTGCACATGGCGCCTGACGAGCACGCCGATGTGACGGCGGCGGCGCAGCTGTCGGGCGAGTCGATCGCCCAATTCATCCGCGCGGCGGCGGCCGACCGCGCGGCCTCCCTTCTCCCCACCGACCGACCCACCACCGAGGAACCGACCCCATGAAACGCATCGCGCATTACCTGAGCCACGACGGCGAACGCCGATACTCTGGCCCGATCCGTGACGGCGTCACGCCGGCGCAGACCATGACCACCAAAGACGGCACAGAGCTCAGGCTCGTGATGGTGTGGACCGCCGACGTGGACGAGGTGGCGGCATGAGCCACGACCTCGAGCCATCCGACGACCCGACGCTCTCGCACACGCTCGACCTGCTGGTGTCGTCCCTCGCGGCGCGCCGTGCGGAACGCGACCGGCACATGGAGCTCGTGCGCGTGAAACGCGAAGAGGCCGACCTCGCGATGGCGGCCGACGTGGCCGCGCTCTATCAGATCAAGGCCGACGTGAACAGCCTTGAGGCCGAAATCCGGAGCCTCGCGCTCCTGCTGTATGCCAAGACGGGCGACAGCAAACCGACGACGGGCGTCTCGGTCGTGCAAACCAAGGGGTACGAGATCGACGAGGCGGCCGGCCTCGCGTGGGCGCGGGTGCATCGGATGTGCCTCGTGCCCGAGCAGCTCGACCGCAAGGCGGTGGAGAAAATGTGCACGGTCGTGCCGCTGCCGTTCGTCGTCGTGAGCACGGTGCCGGCCGTGCGGATTGCCACCAATCTTATGGAGTCTATGACATGAGCGAGGACATGAGCACCGAGACGGGGATCGTGAAACGCAGCGCCTTCGGGCCGGAAGCCGAGGCGCGGATCGCGGAGAACAAGGCCAAGAATCGCATGGCGGCGGCGATCCGTGGGACGCAGTGGAGCAAGGATTTGTCGGGAGAGGGCATCTATGCGCTGGCGGAGTACTGCCGCAGCAACGGGCTGGACCCGCTCCGACACATCGAGGTGTTGGGCGGCAAGCCGTACCTCACGGCGACGTTGTACGAAGAGCGCGCGGCGCCGCTGATTCAGTCCGGCATGCTGATCCCGCACGAGCCCGAAATGGTGCACGTGGACGCGCGGCTCGACCAGCTCGCGCTCGCCGGCGACGCCTGGGCGATTGAGGAGAGCACCAAGCGCATGCGCGCCCGCATCACGCACGGCGTCCCCGAGAAGGCGGCGGCGGCGGTCGTGTTCCGCATCACCGTGGCGGCGACGGGCAAGACGGTCGTTGGCGTGAACTGGTGCGGCGGCGGCACGCGGCAGCGCGACCCGGTGGGCGACGCGGAGCCGACCAAGACCGCGATCACGCGCGCCGGCCGTCGGGCGTGGAAGCAGATCGCCGACGCCGTGCCGATGTACGCCGCGGCGGTGCCGCTCGCGGAACCGTTGGGCGTCGAGATCCGGCACGCGACCGAGATCGCAGCGGCGCCGGCGCCGAAGCAACTGAGCGTGACCACCGATCCGTACAACGAGGGCGACGGCATGCCTGACCGCGCGGCGGCACTGGCCACGGCGCGGCGGGCGTTGGCGCAGCCGGACCCCTACGGGATTCCGGACATTGAGGTGGTCACATGAGAGTCACGCCGTTTTGGGTGTCTTACGCCGTGGTGCTCATCGGGCTGTACATCTGGGCGCGGAGCCTCGTCAACGAGATGACGCAGCCGGACGACGACACGGCCGACCGTGAGGGGGAGCCGTGAAGAACCGACTCACCGACCTCAATGACCTGCTGTTTGCGCAGCTCGAGCGGCTGACCGACGAGTCGCTCTCAAGCGACGCGCTCGCGCAGGAGATCAGCCGGACGACCTCGGTCGTGCAGGTGGCCGACCGGATCGTGGACACGGCCGCGTTGCAGCTGCAAGGCGCCAAGCTGATCGCGGAGCACGGCGGCAGCATGCTCAAGGCGCTGCCGTCCACCATGGCGCTGTCCGCGGGGGCGGCCGCATGAAGTTCAATCTCATGATTGCCAGACGCGGAATGAAGATGTGGGCGCGCCGGCACGAGTGGCCGTTCCGCATCGTGTGGAAACGGCAGTCGCTGCGCGATCTGGCGCCGCGCCGTCGGCAGTTGCAGCACCGGATGCGCGAGTGGCGCAAGCTGGAGCACGCATGAACGGGCGCCGCATTGCCTACTCGGCCGACGAGCTGCTGTTCGTCTGTGCACGGCGCGAGCTGCCGCGCGCGGAGCTCCACCGGGAGTTCGTGGCGCGCTTCGGGCGGCACGATGTCGAGGTGCGGCACCTTAAGGCGCTCTGCACGCGCAACGGGTGGACCACGGCCCGCGCGGCCTTCACGACGGCCGACGACGCCGTGTTGCGCGAGCGGTTTGCGGACACCACGTCGGCGGAGATCGCGGCAGACATGGGACGCAGCTACGGCAGCGTGGTGGCTCGGGCCAAGTTCGTCGGGCTTAGCAAAAGCGACGCGTTCCGCGCGAGCCGCGCGTCCGGCCGGCTCCAGCCCGGGGATAGGATCGGCGCCGCGACGGCGTTCCAGCGAGGGCACGCGCCCAAGAACAAAGGCGTGAAGCGTCCGGAAGGGTGGTCACCTGGACGCATGCGCGAGACGCAATTCGGCAACGGCCGGCCGGCGTGGAACCACAAGCCGATTGGCAGCGTGCGCGTGATCAACGGCTACGAGTTCACGAAGGTGACCAACGAGGCCAACGTCGCGTGGACGACCAACTGGCGGCAGACGCATGTGATCAACTGGGAAGCCCTGCACGGGCCGGTCCCTGCGGGCCATTGCCTGAAATGCGCGGACGGCAACCTTCGCAACACGGCGCCGACGAACTGGCATGTGATCCCGCGCAACCTGCTGCCACGGCTCAACGGCAGCCGTGGCACGCGGCTCCGGTACGACGAGGCGCCGGCGGAGCTCAAGCCGATTCTCTTGACCACGGCCAAGCTCGCGCACGCCGTGAAGGCGCGCAGCAAACAGGCGGCCTCATGACGAACGAGGAGCTCGCCAAGCACCTGCGCGTGCTACGCCATCACGCCGAAACTATCGTCGTGCGCTGCCGCGCCGTGGAGGACGCCATCACGCGCGGCGAGATGTTCAACGCGCCGGTGCCATCGGGCAGCATTGAGCGACACGTGAAAGCCATCGAGCAGCGGTTCACCGCCGCTGCGCGAATGATCGGAATACAACCACCAACTGAGGGGGCCCCATGATGGGACTATTTTCCGCGATCCGTCGGCTGTTCGGGCGACCGACGCCGACATTGCCACCGTACACGCCACGCCCTGCCGCGACCGTCGTCGGCATCAACATCCACCGTGGTGGGCAGCAGGAAATGGACATGCTGCAAGACCTCGGCACGAAGCACGCCCGGATCACGATGTACCTAGAGGAGTGGCACCAGCCCAACCGTGTGGCGGCGTGGCACGCGATGCTGACGCATTTCGACCACATCGGCGTTGAACCGTTGCTGGTGCTGCATATGTCGACCCGCCGTGATTGGGCGAAGGCGGCGGCAGAGTTTAAGGGCCGCACGTGGCAGTTGGGCAACGAAGTGGACGCGACGACGATAAGCGCGACGCAGTACGCGGCCGTGATCGCGACGGCCATCCGCGAGATGCTGGCGGCCGATCCGACCGCCACGTTCGTCGCGTCAGGGCTGGCGCGTACCGACGGGCAAGGCACACACGATACAAGCGACCTGTCACGGTGGACAGAATGGGCATCTGCCCTCATGGAGCTACCCCAGGGGACGTTGCAAGCGATCTGCCTCCACGCCTACACCGACGACACGTTGCCCATCGTTGGGTTAGTGCAAGCCGTGAACAACGTGGTCCGTGGACGGGTGCCGTTGTGGGTCACCGAGTTCGGGCCAGTGCAGCACGGTGGGCCGAACGGCATCGTGCCAGACGACGAAGCTGGTGTAGTAGTGCGAGCACACCGCAACCGTTTGCCAGCGTGGGGCATTGAACGTGTGTACTGGTACTGCTTGAACGACGGGATGGACTTCGCGCACGGGCTGGTGAGGTCAGATGATACCAAGCGTCCGGGGTATGGTGCGGTCAAACAGTGGATTGGGGGTGGGGCATGATTGACGAAGCAAGCACGACGACGTGGGAGACACTCGTTGAGCAGTACCGCGAGCGGGCCGCGCGTGATGACGCGCGCATCGACGAGTTGCGACAGAGCACGGAGCACTGGCACGACACGGCTGAGATGCTCATGCGGCAGCGGAATACCGCCGAGGTGGAGCTGGATATCTGGAAGACGAGGGCAAAAACGGTTGAAGAGCAGCGGGAAGCGGCAAGGGATGAGGCAGATCGCTGGAAGGGCAAGTGGGTGGTGGCCGAGCAGGATCGGAAGCTCCTCCGCAAAAACATGGACGACTTGATCGTCAATGTTAACGCAGCGATGGCCGAGCGGGAGGCCGCGCTTCAAGCCGAGCTTCTATTGCTGCTCGAGCAGCTGCGACACCAGAGCCACACGCTTGCCGCGCTCCAAGAGCCGAGCACCTCTGTTCTGATCGCTATGCAATCTGCCGATTCGCACGGCGATGTGACCGACGCGCAATGCATCGAGATGCTTCGTGCAGCCCTTACCGCCGCGCTGGCGGTGCAGCCTACAACCGGAGAGGAAGCATGAGTGAGCCGACGCTGCAAGACCTTGAGCAAATTGCACGCGCAAATGGATACTGGCACCGCATCGCCCCATTCCATGAGCAGGTCACCGCGATTGGTGAGGTGATGGACGCCAAGATTCGTGAACTCACGCAGCGAGCGGAGGCGGCGGAAGCGGAGCGGGAGAGCGTGTCATCGCAACTGTGGGACTGCATGAACGAGCGGGAGGCACTCCGCGCCGAACGCGATGCGCTGCGAAAGGGTCTGCTTGATCTGCTTGCGGTCGTGCATCGCGATGGCGGGCACCATACGGAAGCGGTCGGAACTCGGCAGTCTGTTGTCGATGCGGAACTCGCGGTCCATGCGCTGCGGAAGGATGCGGCGCGATTGAACTACTTAGACACGGTGCGTGATCCGTGTCCGCACCATGCGCGGCGTGGAGTGTTCGGAACCGAGTGGAGCATTGTCTTCACGCATCCCGCAACGCACACGCCGACGATCCGTGAAGCCCTCGACGCCGCGCTGGCAGTGCAGCCTACGACGGGAGACAAGCATGAGTAAGCCGACACAGGAACAGATCGACGCCGTCTTTGCGGAGCTTGACATTGCGTTTCCACTTCGCAACGAAATCACTATCGCAAAGGCGCTCGTCGAGGCCCGCGTGACTCTTGCCGCTGCTGCGAAGAGAGCGGATGCGGCGGAAGCACTCCGCGATGTGTGGGAGCTGAGGGCGCGGAAGGTGGTGCAGGAGCGGCGAACGTTGCGGGTTGAACGCGATGCGCTGCGGAAGGATGCGGCGCGGTATCGGTGGCTCCGAAGTCGGGACGTTGGCCCGTCGGGAATATGGGAGCTGTATGCAGGCGAAGCGTATCCATTGCACATGACGCTGAAATGCGAGATTGCGCTTGACGAAGCCATCGACGCCGCGATGGCGGTGCAGCCAACAACGGGAGGAGCAAAGTGATCACTACAGAGCAAGAGGCAGCAATCCGTGACACGCTGGCGACGATGCCGCACCTCGCCGTGGGCGTGGGCACCGCTGAACAAGCGTGTAGCATTGCCGCATTAAACCTCGCACTCACGGGCACACTGACCGACGACGTGCCCGACTGCATGAGTCTTGTGATCGGACGCTGGATCATCTCCGTGCAAGATCGGATGCCAGCGACGATCCGCGACAGTGCCGAGTGGCGTGAATTGCTGGTGCTGGCGGCTGGCACGGGACGCGAACACGAAGAAGCACGCATCGCGCTAGTGCTGGCGTGGATGTGGGACGCGCTCGCGGTGGTGCAGCCGCGAGCCGACGCCGATGGGTACGGCGAGGCGTGGGCGACGATGCTGCGTGAGCGGACAGCGAAGGCAGCCACAGCCGCAGACGCAGCCGCACGCGCAGTCTCATCCGCACACGCAGCCGCATACGCACACGCAGAAGCCTCAGCCACAGCCGCAGCCGCACGCGCAGCCTCAGCCGCAGACGCAGCCGCAGACGCAGCAGCCTCAGCCGCAGACGCAGCCGCAGACGCAGCAGCCTCAGCCGCATACGCAGCAGCATACGCAGCAGCCTCAGCCGCATACGCAGCAGCCTCAGCCGCATACGCAGCAGCCGGATACGCAGCCGCATGGCAGGCAATCGACCCCGTGGGCTGCTTGCGTCGACTGGTGGCGGTGACGTTCGACGAAGCGGTCACGACTGCGCTCGACCTTGCCGAGGCGGCCAAGTGACCGCCGTGTGGGTGGTGCGCCCTCCGGTGATGACGTTGCAATGGCCGGTGCGCTATTTCAACGAAGAGAACATTGCGCGTGAAGTGCTGAAGTCACATCACGAGTTCGGCATCGAAAGCACAATCACCCGCGAAACCCTCCTCACCCCGGCACACGCGGCGGTGATTGGAACGGTGAAGCAGTTTCTTGACATCTACAACAACGAAACGGTCAGTGATCCCAACGCAGCCGCTTGGGCGATTGGAGAGATGGAATGCGCCGTTGCCACCCTTCGTGAACTGGAGACATAAACATGAGCAACATCATGAAGCGCGTAAGTTATCGCTGGCCCCGCAATGCGTTCCTCTCTGCGGCTAGCGTGCTGGCGGTACTGCAACTCATAGGTGTCACATCGGAGCCGGTCTTTATGGCCGCTGCAATACTGTGGGCATGCACGGTATTGTGGTCTATTGGGGCCGTCGTCTGGAATGCGTGGGTGGCGACGAAGGCGGTGCAGCAATGACAGCGCACCAAGACTCAGGCCTTCGCTGCCTTGTGTTTCACGGCGACGGCGGTGGGCAGTGCATCGAGTGTACGTGCGGCGTGACGGTGAGGCCGAGGGAGTGGCAAGCGCACCTTGACTTCAACAGACAAGAGGACGCACGGCTCAAACGCTTGGCTCGACTGCCTGAAGCTGAGAAGGCGGTGATTGAGGCGGCGAAGGTGATGGCGCACCAAATCCCAATTTCTGACAGCTATCACAGATGGGTGGCCGCGCAAAACGGGTTGCTGGCCGCCGTGGCCACCCTTCGCGAACTGGAGGGCGAGGTATGAGAGGCGAAACAATCTGGAACGGGTACGGACCTGAGATTTGCCGCATCAACGGGGACGGCTCGACGACCTACAATTGGGATGCCATCACCGCCGAAGCCGCAAAGTGGAAGCCCCATAATGTCAACATTACAACTTGCATCGCCAAACTGCTGATTCCATTCAAACCAAAGGAGGGCGAGGCATGACCGGCACTTACGGAGTCACCATCACCGGCAACGTGGCCGTTGTCACACTGTCAATCTCCGCGCTCTGGTGGCTCGCCGTGACGGTGCTGGCAGGGTTGTTCCTCACCTGGACGACGGTGCGGGAGTGGGTGGGCGGTGTGCTGGCGCGGGTGTGGCAGGAGGACAAGAAGCCGGCAAGGGTCGGGACTGGGTGGGCATCCACTACTGACCTTATTCAGCCCTGCGCCGCAAACACTCACAAGGGGCTGAAGGTATGGGAGTGAACGGCTATCGGACGCCGAACGGCCGCGACGCGGCGCGGGTGCGTCGGGCGAGCATCCGGCACGCGGTCGCGGTGGGCATCGTGCAGCATCCCGGCGCGACGGTGCGGACGCTCGCGCGGGCGCTGCATCTCGAAGATCTGAGCGTCAAGAAGGCGCTCGAACACTGGCGCTCCCGTCGGTTCATGCGGAGCGCGCGCGTGGCCGACTGCAAGGGGGTGGCGTGCCTGTGGTTCGCGGAGGACGAGCTGGTGGCGCTCGTGCAGTCGGGCGCGATTCAATCGCTCAAGGCGCTTGACGTGGCCGACGGCGCGGCCTCGATCCCGAATCCGTGGACGCATCCGTACCGCATCGGGCGCAGCCTGAGCACGCGCGAGGCGGCGCCGTTGGACTATGCGTCACCGATGTGGGGGGCGGCGTGAGAGACTATCGGATTTCCAAGCAGTGGCCGGCCGTTGAGGCGCGGGCCGTGGTGCCCTACGACGTATTCCGGCACCGCATGATGGACGGGTGGAGCGCGATCGACGCGGCGATGACGCCGGCGCGGACGTATGTGAGCACGGCGGCGCGGGTGCGCGAGGCGGTGGCGAATACGCCAGGTATCACCACGACCGCGCTCGCGGCGACGCTCGACGTGACGCCGCTCCAGATGCATTTCACCGTCGCGCGGGAGTGCCGCGAGGGGCGCATGACGCGCACGCTCGTGGCGAAGGGCGCCAAAGGCCAGCGGCCGGTGTATGCGGTGGAGATGGCGGAGGTGGCGATCACCATGGCGCCGGTGGTCACGGAGGTCGTGCTCGTGCGACGCGCCCCGACGGTGGACTACGGGTCACCGTTCGCGCGGAGGGCGTCATGACCTCGACCCGGAACCGAATCATCGTGGAGCGCACCGGCTTCCGCGACACGGCGGAACAGTGGGCGCTACTGAAGGACCGGTGCGTGGTGGACCGCGAGACGCTGCGCGACCGCATGCGACGTGGCTGGGCGCTCGAGACGGCGCTCGTGATGCCCAAGGCGTGGCGGCGGCCGGTCATCGCACGGATCCGCGCCATCGTGCGGCAGTCGCCGGGGATCACGTTTGAGGGCGTGCGGGCGGCGGTGCCGGACATGGCGCCGTCCATCGTCGAGCGGACGCTCGGGCGCGAGGTCACGGCGGGACGCCTTCGCGTCGAGGCGGGGGCGGTTCCGCGGTATTGGGTGGTGGCAGACGACGAACAGCCACGGCCGCGCGGGCGCCCGCACGTTGAGGACGCTTGGACACCGGCGGCGTGGCTTCATCCGATCCGTGCGGCGGCCACAATGCCAGAGGCGATGCCGGTGCGACGGGCGGCGGATGTGCGACCGTTGGATTATGCGGACCCGCGGAGGGGCGCGTGAGCGGCTCGCGGATCCGGATTTGGAATCGTCAGACCCGGTGGCTAGGGTTCATGGTCGGTGTTGATGCCACCGACGCAGGTTCTGTGGACGATCAACGCCCCGGAGTCTCCGTGCCCACGGCGCAAGCGGTGGGGCATCACGCGGAGGCTCGGGGCGTTTTTTGTGGGGACAGGGGATGATGACGCGAGACGGTGGAGAGACGGCGCAGGGCGATCCGGTGACGAGGGTGGCGTCGGTTGCGCGATTGATTGAGCGGATGGAGCGCGTCAGTAAGGGGCTCCGCGCCATGACGATGGGCAGCAAGGGGACCAACCTGAGTGTGCCGCGCGCCGTGTTGGAGCACCACAGCAGCGCCGTGGATGGCGTGTTGGCCGACTTGCGCGGCCTCGATGGCGCGACGCCGGAGCGAAAGGTCACGGCGCGAGACCGTCATGCCGTGTTGCTCGCGGCGTGGGATGCCGGCCGTGGCGGCTGGTGGTGCGCGAAATGCGCCGCCCATGTGACGGAGCGGTCGGGTGTCCATGTGGACCATGTGGTGCCGTTGGCACGAGGCGGGAGCAATGGGCGCGACAACCTGCAAATCCTGTGCGCCGCCTGCAACTTGGCTAAGGGGGCCGCATGAGTGCCTTATTGGTGGCGGTGCGGGTGCCTCGATCGGATCATTTGGGGTTAGACGACCCAGACGGCGCGTGGCGCCTAACGCCACGGGCGCGCATGGTCACGATGCGGTCGATGGCAAAGGCCATGCAGATCACGCCGTTGGCGCCGTATGTGCGAGTTGGGCAGGGGGTGGGCGTGGTGCGCGCGACGGCGGTTCGGGCGTTGCGTCGGCAGTTTGACGACGGGGCGGCGCTGGCGTCGGAGTGCCTGAGCTGCCGGACGCTGTCGCTCGCGGCGGCATACAAGGGGATGGACCCGTCCGTGCGATGGGCCGATATGGGCGAGCTCGACGAGTGGCCGATGGCGCTGCGGGTCGATGCGCGGCGATTGGCGGAGCGGTTTACCGTGCTTGCGTCGGCCCTGTGGTGCCTGGCGTGCGACAGCGAACCGGCCGCCTCGGCGGGGCTGTGGTGCCTCTGGTGCGAGCATCACGCCAACCCGCCGCGCGCGGCGTCGGGCACCCGGGGGCCGACATGACGGCCACGACCGCGCGCCGGAGCGTGCCGGCTTGGATCGACGACGCGCAGCACGCGTTGACCGAGTGGGCCGACGGGCGCGCCGCGGCGCTCTCCGTGGACACGTTGCGGGCGCTGGTGGCGACGCCGCAGCGGCCGATCCGCTCGGCAACCGACCGACATACTTACTGGAGCGAGACGTATGAGCGCATGATGAAAGAGCAGCTGCGGGACGGCGTGCCGCTGGACGGCGGCGCTGACGTGGTGGACGCGTGGCGCGCCCGACAGGATGCGCGGCAGTCGGCCATGGATGACGTGCTCGACGCGCACGCCGAGTGCCTTGTGGCGTCGGCCTCGTTGGCGGTGGGGACGGGCGGCGACCGAGGGGCAGGACCGGCACGCCGGCGGCCGTCCAAGCGGCGCCGCACGTCGGCGGATGCCTATTTGGCGTCGATCGGGGGTGACGCATGAGCGTGCGACCGGCGTTGGCGCGCACGACCTACACGTTCACCGACACCGGCAACGCGCGGCGCCTCGTGGACACGCACGGGCGGGACTTGCGGTGGGTGGCGCGTTGGAAGGCTTGGTACGTGTTTGACGGGCGCCGATGGGCCCGCGACGAGACGGGGGAAGTCGAGCGGCGCGCCAAGTCGGTGGTGACTGACATGTTCGAGCACGCCCTGACGCTCGACGGCGAAAAGCGGTCGGCCCTCCTGTCGCACGCCCTGCGGTCTGAGGCGGCGGGGCGGCTTGAGGCCATGGTCAAGCTAGCGCGATCGGAGCCGGGGGTGGCCATCAGTCACAGCATGCTCGACGAGCAGCCATGGGTGCTGACCTGCCGCAATGGAACGATTGACCTCCGGACGGGCAAGTTGGGCCCGCACAACCGGAGCGATTTGTCCACCAAGATGACGAATATTGATTACGACCCGGACGCCCTCTGTCCGACGTGGATTAAGACGCTTCGGGTCTTGTTCGCGGGCGACCAAAGCTTGATCGACTACGTGCAACGGGCGATCGGGTATAGTCTGACCGGCGACACACGCGAGCAGGTGCTCCATTTGTGCTATGGGACCGGCGCCAACGGCAAGAGCACGATGCTCGACGTGTTGGCCCAGCTGAGCGACGAGTACGGCATGCAGGCCGACTTCCAGACGTTCCTCGACGCCGGCAACCGCTCTGGGCCTCGCAACGATGTGGCGCGGCTCGCCGGCGCAAGGCTCGTGCGATCGTCTGAGGTCGGCGAAAACAAAAAGCTCAACGAGGGGCTGATTAAGTCGTTGACCGGCGGCGACATCGTGTCGGCGCGGTTTTTATATTCGGAGGACTTCGAGTTTAAGCCGCAGTTTAAGCTCTGGCTCGCGGCGAACCACAAGCCGGTGATCCGTGGCACCGATTACGCCATCTGGCGCCGCATGCGGCTGATCCCCTTTGAGGTCACCATCAGCCAGGAGCAACGCGACGAAACGCTCCCGGCGACGCTCCGCGCCGAGCTGCCGGGGATTCTGGCGTGGGCGGTGTCCGGCTGCGTGCAATGGCTCGCCGGCGGGCTCCGGCCGCCTGAAGTGGTACTGGCGGCAACCGATGCCTACCGCCACGAGTCGGACACCATCGGCGCTTTCTTGGATGAAGAGTGCGAAATCGGGGCGGGCTTCGAGATGTCGGCCGGCCTGTTATACCAGGCGTATACGCGATGGGCAAAGGACAACGGCGAATATGCCATTACCGCCACGGCGTTCGGGCGTCGGCTGTCTGAGCGGGGGCATGCGGTCATCAAGCGGGCAGGGCTCAAGTTCCGCGAAGGGCTGCGGGTGGCCAATGAGCGGGCTGGGCGGCCGGATTGGCGTGATGACGGCTGACGGGCGGCGCTGTGGGCAGATGGGTAGGACGGTTAGGACGGTTAGGACGGTCCTCCTTACTCGTTAATTACTACACACATATGTGGGGGTTTTATGTATAACTATCCTAACTGTCCCAACTGTCCTGAAAAAAGAAAAAAACAGGACGTAATAAAAACCGGCGGCGTAGTAAAAACCGGCGGCGTATTAAACCACCGCCGTGCTGTGCACGGGCTTTTGTGTGAGCTGGCAGGATGACAAAGACGGCGCGTACACGACCCGCTGACGGCGCGATGACGGGCGGGAAGGGGCAAGGGAAGGGCGCGGCAACAAAGCGCGTCAGATCGCCACGGAGCGCCCCACGGCCCGATCCGCTGACATGGGCACGGGCGACGGCGGACCCATTACCGAGCGGCGGGTGGCGGTTCACGATGCCGGTGGTGACCTCGGCCAACCGGACGTGGCGCATGGGGAAGGGGCGGACGTACAAGGGGGGCAAGGCGACGGCCGATACCAAGGCCGCGGCGACGGCGTTTTGCCGGATGGTGCCGATGGGGGGAGAGCTCGCGGTGTCCATCGTCTGGTATCGCGCGCAACGGTCTGGGGATGTGGATAATCGCATCAAGGGCACGCTCGACCTGCTCCGGGGAATTGCCTACGCCGACGACGCGAGCGTGGCGCGGGTGAGCTGCGAGCGGGTGGACGACGGGAGTCCGGCGCGATTGGTGGTGGATGTGCAGCCGGCTGGGATTCGAGCGTGTCAGACTTTTTCAACATAGGGGGGGGGGATGGCGCAGCTAGTCATTGCAGGACTCGAAGGGGTGAAGGTGTCGCTAGAGCAGCTCGGGGACGACGCGCCGGCGGCGGTGCGGATCGCCACCACCATGATCGGGGAGCGGGCACAACGGGCGATGCGGCAGAAGATCGGGGAGCGGTTCAGCTTCCGCGGCACGTTGGGCGGGTTCCAGCGGGCGGTGGTGTTCGTGGCGCCGAAGAACACGGCCAAGCGCAAGGTGGTGGCCTTGCTGAAGGTGGGGAGCAGCCAAGGCGGCACCAAGGCGACCGCGACCCGCAACCTTGGCGTGCTACTGGCGCGGCATGAGGAGGCCGAGACGCGAACGGAATCCGGCCAGGTGTACTTCAACGGGCGCGGAAAAGCGATGACGGGGCTTGGTTTCTTCCTGCCCGCCAAGGGTTTGCGGACCTCAACGACCAACGTGCCGAGGTCGATGTACCCCTCCAGTATTGGTGCGGCTCTGCGGATGACGCCGACAACGCTGACGCTCGCGAAGGGCACGAAGAAAGGCAGCAAGAAGAAGGGCACGGGACGCAGCTACTTCGCCACGCGCCAAGGCATCTTCGAGCGTCGTCACACGGCGTTCGGTCGGGCCGACGTGAAGGCGATCTGGTGGTTCGTTCCACGAGTTCGGACCCCGGCACGCCTTGGCCTCTGGCAGACGGCGCAGGAGATCTTCGACCGCTATGCGAAGGCGTATGCGATGGACGCCATCGACACGGTGATCGAGCGCACGTCACCGAAGGGGTTGCGGTGAGAGTTATCCACACGGTGGACGATAGTTATCCACATGGTGAACGACGGAAAGTCTCAAGGTACTTCCCGGAGGGGGGCCCGATGCGGATTCCCGCGGACGTCCCCAATCGCCCAGAGAATGATTTTCCATTATCGGTTGCACTTGCTCCTGATTCGGTCGAAAAGATTGAGGCATTTATTGCAACCAAGGCAAGGGAGAGAGGCAAGCTGGCAAATTCGCAGAAAAAGGAGATTCTTGAGCGGTTCTGTCGCGGCGAGAAAGTTGAGGTAATTGCCGGATCGTTCGGCATTCACCCGTTGACCATTTACAGATTTTCTAGAACAGCGGGGGTATCCCGCCCCCGCCGACTGCGACGGAAGGCGCCTCGCACTTGGCAGGACAAGGCCAAAGAGCAGTACGAGAACGGTGTGCCGTGCGCCGTAATCGCCGATAGCCTCGGTCTGGCCACGGCAACGATAGAGCAGCAGTCGTACACGGAAAACTGGCAGCGCAAGCAAGCGCTCTGCTCAGACTGCGGGGCGGCCGTGCCGCTCGGCATCGCGGCGAACCGCGCCGTGCGCCGGGTGTGCGAACCGTGCCGGAAGGAGCGAAAGAAGACGAACCTATGTCGCACCAAAGAAGCTAGGCGCGCTGCCCGTGAACGCTTCACGCTACGGCACAAGGGACGGAAGCTCATCACGAAAGAAGACCGAGAGGCGCAAGGCAGGCAGCGCGAAGCGGAACGCCGCGCGCGTCCGTTTGTACAGCTAGGTCGGTTTCGCCACTACGGGGAGCAGCCGACGACGCGCGAAGGCGCGCTGGCCGTTCTTCAGGCAACCATGAGCAGATTGCTGGACGTACGGTGCGCCGAACAGGGCGTGTGCCGCGAGACGGTCGAATACAACAGCCGGTATAGGAGCGACGACCTTTTCCGCGCCAAGGAGAAAGCCAAGGCTGTTCGCAACCGCGCGCGGCGGGAGCAAATGCCAGACGATGGCACCCTGACCTCAGGTGTGGTCCGCGATCTCTTCGCCGCGGCCAAGTGCTGCGCCTACTGCGATAAGCCGATCAGCGGCAAGGATAAGACCCTCGACCATATGCATCCCGTGTCCCGTGGTGGGCTCCACAGCATCCACAACGCCGTGATTTGCTGCTACTCCTGCAACTCAAGGAAGCGCGATATCCCGTTTGACCAATGGCTAAGGCGCATTAAGTCGGACATTGCGTCTCGCTTTCACAAGACCGAGCGTGCCGCATGAGCGACCGCTGGATCTCCCTCAACCAGTTGGCCGACGAGACCGGCCTCGCGGTGCGGACGCTGCAATACATCCGCGCGCAGGAGCCCAGCGTCCTGACGACGCGCCAGCGGAAGGCGCTGGAGTACAAGCAGCCCGACTGCGCCATCGCCCTGAGAAAGCGCGAGGCCGAAAAGGCCATCGCCGACGCCAATCCCGGCGACCTCGACACGGCGCGGACCCGCAAAGCCAACGCCGAAGCGGAGCTGGCCGAGATCGAGGTGGCCAAGGCGCGGGGCGAAGTGGTAAGCGTGGCCGACTACGAGGCGGCGCTGGCCCGCGTGTTGGACCGGCTGACGGCGCGGCTGCGGGCCATGCCGGTGCGCCTGGCGCATCTCGGGACCGAGGCCGAACTGGCGGCCGAAACGGAAGCCGAGCGCATCGTGGTCGAGCTCGCGGCGTTTGACGAGGATGTGATCGACGAACCGGAACCGATCAAGGGGGCTGCATGACGCACGCCCTCGGCCGCGAGGCCCTCAACCGCGTGACGCGCGAACGGTTCCGCCGGCACTGTCGCCCCCTGCCCCGACTGTCGATGAGCCAGTGGGCCGAGAAATACCGCGTGCTCAGTCCCGAGGCGACGGCCAATCATGGCCCGTGGCTCAATGCCATGGTGCCGTACCTGCCGACCATCATGGACGTGGTGAGCGACCGGACGACGCAGGAGATCGTGGTGGTGAGCCCCAGCCAAGCCGCGAAAACGGAACTGATCTTGAACGCCATCGGCTATTTCACGCACCAAGAACCAAGCCCGATGCTCTGCGTGCAGCCGACCGTCGAGACCGCGGAGTCGTTCAGCAAGGACCGCGTGGCGCCGATGATCCGCGACTGCGGCGCCCTCGCCGCTCTGGTCGCGCCAGCCCGATCACGCGAGAGCAACAACACCATCCTGAGTAAGGCGTATCCCGGCGGCCAGCTCGACATGACCGGCGCCAACGCTCCGAGCGGCTTGGCGATGCGCCCGAAGCGGGTCGTCCTGCTCGACGAACGGGACCGCCACCCGCGATCGGCCGGCACCGAGGGCGACGTGAAAGCGATCTCGCGGGCGCGCACGCGGTCGTTTCAGCGGCGCCGGAAGATTGTGGAAGTGTCCAGCCCGACGAGCGCCGAGGAGTCGCTCATCTGGCCGTCGTACTTGGAAGGAACACAGGAGGTCTACGAGGTGCCCTGCCCCGACTGCGGACACTTCCAGACGCTGCACTTCGACCGGCTCAAGTGGGCCATCGACGCGGCCGGCAAGGTGGACCCGTCGTCCGTGGCGTACCAGTGCGCGGCGTGCGAGCACCTCATGCCAGCGCGTGAAAAAGGGGCGCTGCTTCGCGCTGGCCAGTGGACACAGACCGCCGAGCCCCGGGTGCCGCACAAACGGTCGTTCCATATTCACGGGCTGGTGGCGGCGTTCGCGCTCTGGGAGGAAGTGGCGCAGGAGTTTGTGACCGCAAACGGACAGCGCGATCCCGCAATGCGGGCCGAAATGCTCAGGGCGTTCTTCAACACCACGTTGGGCGAGCTCTATCGGGACCAAACGGCGGAGACGGTCAAGTCTACCCTCCTCGCGCGCGCCAAGCGGTACGACAGCGCCGACGACATCGCCCCGATCACGTGGCACGTCCCGCGCGAGGCGGGCATCATCACGGCCGGCGTGGACCTTCAGCACGACCGCGGCGAGATCGTGGTCCGCGCGTGGGGCGTCGGGGAAACGTCGTGGCTGGTGGAGCGGGCCATCCTGCGCGGCGACACGAGCCAACCGGAATGGTGGGCACGGCTGGAGGACTACCGGACGCAACGCCGCTGGACACACGAAAGCGGGGCGCTCATGGCGATTCGGTCGCTCACCATCGACGCCGGCGACGGCACGCACTCCAAACAGGTCTACACGTACTGCGCGCCACGGCTTGCGTTTCACGTGTACGCCATCAAGGGGTCGAGCAATCCCACGGCGCCCATGGTGCCGTCCAAACCGACCAAGGTGAAGCCTGGGCGGCTCTACATCCTCGGGGTGCACGCCATCATGGACCGGCTGTACCGGCGCCTCGCGATGGACGAAGCGGGGCCGGGGTATCTGTACCTGAACCAGCACGCCGACGACGACTACCTCACACAGCTCCTGTCCATGCGGCGGCGCGTGGACGAAAAGACGCGGAAACGGAAGTGGGAAGCGACGCCAGGCGTGCGCAACGAGGTGGCCGACTGCGAGGGCTACGCCTACGCCGCGCTCCTGCTTGGTCCGGTGCCGGTCGCGTCGCTGTCGTCCGAAGTGGATCGCGTGAACGCCGAGGGCACGGGGGGCAAGGCGGCGCCGCTCAAGGTGCCAACGCCCCCACCACCAGCCCCAGCCCCACGACCCGCCGGCACGTGGATTCCGCGCCGCAAGGGGTGGCGGTAATGGGCGCGCCGCTCGCGGTGCCGCCGGTGGTGCAACAGGCGCTCGGGGACGTGCAGCTCCCGAGCATGGCGCGGCTGATGATGTGGCACCTCGCGGCACGGCTCGACTTTCACGAGTGGCGCGAGATGAAGGCCGCGAGCTTGGCGTCCGAGATGCGGATCCGCGACACGACCGTCGGGCAGATGCTCACGGTGCTCGTGGCGCGGGGCTATCTCGATCAGCGGCCGACGACGCGACGCTCGCGCGCGTTCCGGATGCCGTGGTCGCGCCGGCCGATCGCGGCGACGGAGCCACCGAAGGGCAAACGGCCAAAAACGCCCCATAGCGTACTAGTGGACGCCCCTCTTATATAGGCACCGACGGGCGGTGTGGTCACGTTTCGTTCGTGTCCACACTCACCGCGGTTCCGTTGCAGGTTATGGCCGGCGATAGCGTCGCCGTGACACTGGCGTACCCCGATTATCCGGCGCCCACATGGGTGCTGTCGCTGGCGTTGGCGGGACCGAACACGGTCTCGACCGTTTCAACGCCCAACGGCACGGCGCACGACCTCGCGCTCACGGCCGCGCAGACTTCCGCGCTGTCTGCGGGGCTGTATCAGTGGCGCGTGCGGGCCACGTCGGGCGCCGTCGCGACGACGTTGACCACCGGCACGCTCACCGTGGTGGCCGACCTCGCGACGCTCTCGCCCGGACAAGCGGTGAGCTACTGGCAGACACTCAAAGAGGCCGCGCAGTCGGCGCTTGTGTCGCTCATGGATGGCGGCGCCGTGCAGATGGCGACCATCCTTGGGCGTCAAACCATGTTCCGCAGCCCGAAGGAGTGCCTCGCGGTGATCGCGCAGTGCGACGCGCAGATCACGGCCGCGCAATCGCGCACGTTCGGCACGCCGATGCTGTTGAACGTGGTGGGGATGCGATGAAGCTCACCGCGCGGCTCAAGTATCTCACGACCGCGATCACGGGGCGCGTCGGCGCCACCAAGGTGCGCACCTACGGCGGCGCGGCCAATACGCGCATCGTGGCGCGCTGGTTCGCGGATCTCGCCGACGCGAACGAGGAGATCCGCTACGATTTGACCGAATTGCGGGCCCGTTCGCGGCAATTAGTGCGCGATAACGGCGAAGCGGCGGGCCTGTTGCTTGACTTCGAGGCCGATATTGTCGGCGCGGCGGGCGCGCGGCTGCAATTCCGCGCACGGCGCCCGCGTGGCGTGCCGATGGATGCGTTGAACGATCGCGTGGAAGCCGAGTGGAACAACTGGTCGCACCGCGACACGTGCACAGCGGGCGGCGATTATTCGTTGGCCGGATTGCAGCGGCTCGTGATGCGGTCGGTGATCCAAGACGGCGAGTTCCTCGCGATCCGCGAGCGCGACCCGCGCCGGCCGTACGGCTACACGCTCCGCGTGATCGACCCCGACCAGCTCGACGAGGGCGAGAACCGGACCGTCAACGGCACGCAACGCGCCATCATCATGGGCGTCGAGATCGACAACGCCGGCCGTCCGGTGGCGTACCACATTTGGGACCGCCATCCGAGCTTACCCGGACGCGTGAAGCTGGTGCTGCCGGCCGACGACGTGCGCCATGTGTTCAAGCGCACACGCGTGGCGCAGCGCCGCGGGGTGCCGTGGTTCGCGCCGGCGCTCGTGCAGTGGAAGCTCGGCGACCGCTACACCGAGGCGGAGTTGTATCAGTCGTTGTTGGCGGCGGCGCAGGGCGGATTCTTCGTCAACAAGGACGGGAGCGGCGGCATCGAGGCGCCTCGCGACGCGGACGGCAACGTGGTGCCGCTGGTGATGGAAGCGGAGCCCGGGGCGGCGCGTGTGCTGCCTGGCGGATACGAATTTCAGGCGTGGGAGCCGAAGCATCCGACGGCGAACTTCAGCAACTTTATGAAGGTCGTGAAACGCGGCATCGCGCGCGCCTTCGGCCGTTCGTACGCGTCGCTCACGGGCGACCTGTCCGACGTGAACTTCAGCAGCATGCGCACCGACCGGCTGCGCGAGATGGCGCAAAGCAAGATGCACCAGCAGGACTTGCTCGTGGAGCAGTTCCTCGCGCCGACGTTCGCGGATTGGGTGCGCATGGCATCCATCACGGGCGCGCTCGGCGTGGTGCCGTACGACGCGGCGCAGATGACGCAGTTCGCGACGTTCATGTGCACCGGCTGGCCGTGGATTGATCCCGTGAAGGACGCCACGGCGGCGGCAATGGAGCTCAACATGGGCACCACGAGCCCGCAACGCATCTGCGCGGAGAAAGGGCGCGATTTTTACGAAGTCATCGACGAGATCGCTGACGCCAAGGCGTACGCGCTGTTGAAAGGCATCACGCTCGAATCGGTGCCGCTGGCCGTCCAAGTGACGACGCCGACGGCGGACGACACCGAGGACACCACCACAACCACGGGGCGCGTATTACCGCTCCGGAAGGGGACCGCATGACCAAGTACGACGAACAGCGACGCCAGCCCGCGACCGCCGAGAATCCGGCTGGCGTGCGGTACCGCGAGGTCGTGGTGTCGCGCGCGTACGATGACGAGACGCCGATAAAAAACGGCGACGAGTCCGACGACGCCGACGAGATGGAGGAGATGACGCCGGTGGCCGTGGCGCTGTCGTCGGAGGCGCCGGTGGAACGCTACGACTGGCGCACGGACGAGTACTACATGGAAGTGCTCGACCATAGCCCCGACGCCATTGATCTGAGCTACGCGGCCGACGGCTTGCCCTTCTGTCTCGACCACACGTTGTCGGCGCAGATCGGACTTATCGACGCCGTGACGATTGGCGACGATCGCGTGGCGCGTGGCGTCGCGCGTCCCGGCTCGCATCCCGAAGCCGAGTGGGTGTTTAAAGACATGCGCGCGGGGATTCGGAAGAAGATCTCCATCGGCTATTGGCCGGGGGACGTGTACACGCAAACCAAGGACGCCGCGGGAACCATCACGCGGCGTTACTCGGGCTGGACGCTGTATGAGGCGTCGAGCGTAGCAGTACCGGCGGATTATTCTGTCGGTGTGGGGCGGAGCGCATCCGGCGCGCCGCTCGATAGACTGGCCGGTGGTGGCCCGGCCCTTTCGACGGAGTCGAAGATGGCGGATGTGATTCAGTCGGAGCGGGGCGTGGCCCTGACTCCGGACACACGCGCGGCCGAGCTGGCGGCGCTGGCAACGAATGGTGGCATGCCCGAGAAGGCGGCCGAGTGGATCGTGGGCAACGTGTCGGTCGACAACGCCCGCGCGGAAGTGTTGGCCACGTTGCGCAGCAAGGCCGAGGCTCGCGCCCCGATGTCGAGCGCGGCGCCGGTGATCGAAGTCGGCCGCGATCGTGCGGGCGATGCGCCGTGGAGCGCGGACGGAGCGGACTTCTTCCGCGCCGTGGTGTCGGCCGGCCGTGGTGGCCATGTGGATGCGCGGCTGTCGGCCTCGCGTGCCCAGAACACGCTCATGGGTGAAGAGGGCGGGTTCGCGGTGCCGGCGCCGGTGGTGCAAACGTTCCTCGAAGCCACGATGACGGGCGGCGAGATCCTGTCTCGCGTCTCGACGCGTCCCGTAACCACGGGCAACAGCTACGTCGAGACCTTGGTGAAGGAAGAGGCCCGCACCAACGGCGCCCGCAACGGCGGCGTGCGTGGCTACTGGTTGGCTGAAGATGGCACGTACACCGAGTCTCAGGCCGCGACGCGGCAGCTCGACCTCAAGCTCCAGAAGCTCGGCGCGCTGGTCAAGCTCACTGAAGAGCAGATCGAGGACGGCCCTGCACTGGTGTCGTTCCTGAACGAGCAGGTGCCCGAGGAACTGCGGTTCGTCGCGGAGCAGGCCGTGTGGGAAGGCGACGGCACCGGCAAGCCGCTCGGCGCCATCGCGTCCGGCGCGCTGGTGACGGTGGCCATTGAGTCGGGCCAGACGATCGCGAACACTGCTGGTCACATCTGGCAGAACGCCGCCAAGATGTATTCCCGCATGCCGGCGCGCATGCTGCCGGGGTCGGCCTTCTTCATCAACCAGCAGTTGTGGTCGAAGATCCTGACCTCGACCGCCGGCACGGCGGGTGCGTCGCATCCGATGTTCATCATGCCCGGCAACTTGGCGGCGTTCCCGAACGGCGCCATCTACGGCCGTCCGATTGTGCCCGTCGAATACGCCAGCGCCGAGGGCACGGTCGGCGACCTCGTGTTCGCGAACTTCTCCGATTACCTGCTCATCTCCAAGGGCGGCATCAAGCAAGCGACCTCGATGCACGTCGAGTTCACGCGCGACCGGCAGCTCATGAAGTTCACGTGGCGGGTCAACGGCGCGCCGCGCACGCGTGTGCCGCTCACGCCGTTTAAGGGCAGCGACACCATGTCGCCGTACATCGCCCTCGCGGCCCGCAGCTAACTGATTGACCGGAGGGGTCACGACGACCCCTCCGGCTTCCCTTCGTATCTCTGAGGCAACAGACCGATGCGTGTGTATCCCGAAATGATTCACGTGGTGGACGTGATGGCGCCGGCCGCAGACGCGGCAGGGCGCAACAGCGACGCCGTGAGCCTGAAGAACTTCAACCTCGCGATCGTCGAGGCCAGCATCAACCAGGGCAACGCGGCGACCATCGCCCTCACGTTGCAGCAGTGCACGGCCGTGGACGGCACGGGCGCCAAGGCGCTCACCGTGAACGTGCCCATCTTCGCCTCGCAGGACGTGGGCGGCGCCTCGGGCGACGTGCTCACGCGGCAGACCGACGCCGTGGCGTTCACCACGTCGGCGGCCCTCACCCGCAAGACGATCCGGTTCGTGATTGATCCCGCGACGCTCGACCTCGCCGGCGGCTTTGATGCCATCCGCATCGTGACCGGCGCAAGCAACGCGGCCAACATCACGTCGGCCCGCGTGATCCTCACGCCGACCTACGCGCAGACGCCGCAGACCTCGGCGCGGATCAACTAATGCTGGTCCGGCTCACGTTCGGTCATCAGGCGGGCGACGTCATCGACGCGCAACCGTGGGAGGCGCGTGCTATGTTGGCCGACGGCCGCGCCGTGATGCCGGACGTGATGCCGCCCGCGGCGCCGATCGACTCGGTGGCCGTGGTGCTCGACGAGGTCACGCGGCGCGTGGATCGCGGGGTGCCGCGCCATCGCCGACGCGCGGGGCGCTAATGCCGATGGACACGCGGCGCATGGCGCTGAACAATTTCCGACTCGCCCCGGACGCCAAGCGGCTGACGGTGGGCACGGCGCAGACGTGGGGGCTGCTTGACGATCAAGAGGACTTGGTCGACGACGGCACCGGCGAGCCGGTCACGGTGCGCACGCGCACCGTCCACTTCGCCGCCGGCACGCTCACGGCGGTCGAGGACGGCACCACAATACTCGTGGGCACCGACACGTACATTGTGCGCGGGCGGCCGATGCCGCGCGAGAACGGCGACATCCTCACCG